CAGCTCGGGGCCTTGTGTCTCTACGTCCTGGCGCTCGGGGCCATCACTGTGGAGACATACTTCCTCGACCGGCCGCCGCTGGTGCTCAAGGGGTGGTGGATATGAGCGAGCACCTCGACACACTCGGCATCTACCTCCGAGATGCGCAACACTCAAAGCCGTTGACCCGCGATGAAGAGGCCGAGGTGTGGCAGCAGATCGCAGCCGGCAGCGAAGAGGCCCGCGAACGGCTCGCAGAGGCCAACCTCCTGTTTGTGGTCTCCGTGGCAAAGCAGTTTCAGGGACAGGGTCTGAGCCTACCCGAACTGGTCAGTGTCGGCAACGTGGGCCTGATGACTGCTGTGGACAGGTTCGACGCATCGCTGGGATTCAAGTTCATCTCCTATGCGGTGTGGTGGATCCGACAGGGGATGTATCAAGCCATCGCCGACCAGGTCCGCACCGTCCGCATCCCGGTCAACGTGCAGATCGACGCGCACCACATCGAGCAAGAGGCCAACCGACAGGCGCAAGTCCTCGGTCGCTTCCCCTCGCAGAAACGAGCAGCAGAGGCAGTCGGCAACCTCACACCAGGCCAAGCCCGCAACGCCGAGTTGGCCCACGTCGCCGAGTCCAGTCTTGATGCTCCGATGTTCGATGACGGCGGGGACCGCACCGAACTACACGGCATCTCCGACCCAGAGCCTCGCCTCGATGACGACCACATAACCGAAGCCCTCAAAGACCTCCCAGCCCGTGACCGCACGATCCTCCGACGACACTACGGATTCGGCGGCGGCGAGCCTCAGACCCTACAGCAGATCGGTGACAGCCTCGGACTGACCAGAGAGCGCATCCGCCAGCTACGCAACCGGGCCCTGGGAGTGCTGCGGGAGAATGGGGTGCTGGAGGAGTTGGTAGCGTGAAGGGGAACGTCTGGGCACTCCCTGCGTATGTCTTCACTTTGAACTATGAGGCTGTCGTATGACTGAGGTCTCCACCTGCTGCGGCGAGCGCCCCAAGACCGAGTTATCCGGCGGCCTCATGGGTATCCGCTGCGAGCAGTGCGGCCGGTCTGCCTCTGCGCAGTTGGTGCTGCCGCCGAACTGTAAGACCTTCCGCATGATCCAGCGCCAAATCAACAAGCAAGCGGCGCCCCTGGTGCGTGAATGGAATGCGGCGGAAGTGGCGGCGTAGGGATGGGCAAACTGACCAACAAACAGCGCCGGTTCGTGGATGAGTATCTGGTGGACCTGAACGCAACGCGGGCGGCTATGAGGGCCGGATACAGCACAAAGACATCTCACGTCATTGGCCACGAGAACATAAACAAACCTGAAATAGCAGCCGCTATCTGCAAAGCGCAGGAGAAACGCGCCGGAAAGGTTGAAGTAACAGCGGAGCGGGTCCTACGAGAATATGCCGTACTGGCCTTCTCTGACATGGCGCATTACCTCCGATTCGCCGAAGACGGACAGGCATTCCTCGACTGGGAGAATATGCCCAAAGAGGCGACCCGGGCTATTTCTGAGATCACCCAAGAGGAATACGTCGAGGGCGGCGAAGACGGCAGGCTTGTTCGTAAAACGAAGTTTCGGTTGCACAACAAGGGCAGCGCGTTGGATTCTGTGGCCAAGCATCTGGGCATGTTCATTGAACGGCACGAGATCACCGGCAAGGACGGGCTCGGCTTGAATCTGATCATACAAAGGCAGGGCGATGGCGCAGCCGACGCTCACGCTACACCCAAGGCAGGGTGATGCCTACCTATCCGCAGCAACAGAGTTGCTATTCGGCGGAGGCGCAGGCGGCGGTAAGTCGCACTTCGAGCGCGTTGCGGCCATCGCGTGGTGCATCGGCATCCCCGGCCTGCAGGTCTATTTCTTCCGCAGAACGAATCCCGATCTGCAGCGCAACCACATGTCAGGGCCGGGCTCGTTCCCGATGCTCCTGGCGCCGCTCGTTTCTTCGGGCGAGGTGCGTATTGTCGGCGAAGAGCCACACATCAGATTCTCAAACGGCTCTGCAATTCACCTGTGCCACTGCCAATACGAGAAGGATCTGGCCAACTACCAAGGGGCCGAGATCCACGTTCTCATCATTGACGAGCTCACACAGTGGCCGAAGGACATGTATACCTACCTCCGGGGACGTATGCGCCTCGGAGGCTTGCAGGTGCCGGAGGCATACCAGGGGATGTTCCCCCGCGCCGTGCTCGGCACCAACCCCGGCGGCATCGGGCATAACTGGGTCAAGATGGATTTTGTCGACTCCGACCCGCTCGGAACTGGCAAGGTCCGCGAGATGCCCAGGCGGGACGGCGGCATGCAACGGGCATTCATCCGCTCGTTGCTGGAGGACAACCCGACACAGCTTGAGAACGATCCCGACTACGAATACAAACTCGAAGGCATGGGCTCCGCGGCGCTCGTCAAGGCGATGCGGCGAGGAGAGTGGGACATCGTCGCCGGGGGTGCTGTCGATGATGTCTGGGCGCCAGAGGTCCACATCTTGCCGCCGTTTGACCCGCCAAAGGGATGGCACATTGACCGGGCCTTCGATTGGGGCTCTGCAAAGCCGTTCTCCGTGGGCTGGTGGGCAGAGAGCGACGGGACAGACGTTGAGATTGCCGGTCGCCGTCGGTCGTTCTACCCGGGGACGCTGTTTCGCATCGCCGAGTGGTATGGCTGGAACGGTGAGCCGAACAAGGGTTGCCAGATGATCGACACCGAGATAGGGCGAGGCATCGCGCAGCGCGAGCGGGACATGGGGATACGTAAGCGGGTGAAAATGGGGCCGGCTGACAGCTCGATCTTTGACGAGAGCAACGTCGATTCGACCATCTCGCGCATGAGCCGGGGTTACGGATCAGAGTTGGGCATGAGTTCGGTTGACATCTTCTCGAAGGCGCCGAAAGGGCCAGGATCTCGAGAGCGACGACTCGAGGCGTTGCGGTCACGGCTGAAGGCGGCGATGCAACAGCCGATGGAGGAGCCGGGATTGTTCGTAGTTGACACCTGTCAGCACTTCATACGGACGGTGCCTACGATCCCCAGGTCGAGGAAGAACCCGAATGATGTTGATACGGAATCCGAGGATCACGCCTACGACGAGGCGGGTTACCGGATGGTTTCAAAGCGCAACGAAATGAAGCTCGTGAAACTCAAGGGAATATGAACCGTGGAGCGGCCCAACTACTCCGAGGACCGACGACATGGCGGTAAATAGCACACATCCCGACTACGACAAGATGCTCCTGAAGCAGACGCGGGTGCGCGACGCCCTCGACGGCGACCGGGTGAAGGCGGCGGGCGCAACCTACCTGCCGAAGCTGTCGGGCCAGGACGGGGCCGACTATGCGGCGTATGCCAAGCGCGGGCTCTACTACGGCGCCACGGCGCGGACTCTGCAGGGCGTGTCGGGGTTGGTGTTTCGGCGGGAGACGATGACGACTCTGCCGACCGCTGCGTCTGAGGATCTGATTACAGACGTAACGCTGCACAAGGTTCCGATCGAGCGGTTTGCGCAGCAGACCTTTGACGAGGCGTTTTCGCTCGGGCGGGTGGGCGTGTTTGTGTCGCTGCCGACGACTGCGACCCCTGGCGCCCGGGCATATCTGACCCGCTATCGTGCGGAGTCCATCATCAACTGGCAGGTGGATGACTCGGGGGCCCGGCCTCGACTGTCGCGGGTGGTGCTCAAGGAGTGCGTCTACATCCGCGACGGTGCCGATGTCTACGGGCTCAAGAAGGTGGACCAATGGCGGGATGTCTACCTCGACGAGCGCGGGTTGCTGGCTGTCGATGTCTGGCGCAAGGCGTCTGACGTTGGGGCCGAGGCGGTGTCGATGGGCTCGGAGTTTGTGCGCGTGGCGGCACACGAGCCGCGATTCCGGGGTATCCGGTTGCCGATGGTGCCGTTTGTGTTCATCAACGCTCGGTCCATTGGCCACGAGATCGAAGAGCCGCCGTTGCTGCCGCTGGCTGACGCCAACCTCGACCACTACCGGCTGATGACCGACTATCGCCACGGGCTCCACTACACGGCCCTGCCGACGCCGTATGCGTTCGGGCTGACCGAGGATAATCAGCTCAAGATCGGCGCCGGCACCGCGTGGACCAGCAGCAACAGCGATGTGAAGGTCGGTATGCTCGAGTTCACCGGGGCCGGGCTCAACGCGCTGGAGAAGGCCATTGAGAATAGCGTCGGCTACATGGCGTCCCTCGGTGCCCGGCTAATCGAGGCCGAGAAGAACGCCGCAGAGACCGCCGAGACGCACCGGCTGCGCCAGGGCAGGGAGCAGGCCACCGTTGCCGGGACTGTGCAGACGGTCAACGACGGGCTGTCGCAGGCTCTGACGATGATGCTCAATATGTCGGGCATCCCCGGCGAAGCGGCCGTGGAGTGCAATACCGATCTGGTGGACGCATCGCTGACACCGGAGGAGTTCCGCACGCTGGTTGAGGCCCTGCAGACTGGAGCGATGGCATACGAGACGTTCTATCACAATCTGCAGCGCGGGGAGATCACGAGGCCGGGCGTCAGTGCGGATGAGGAACGGGCGCAGATCGCGGCGAACGCGGGACCGCCTCTGCCGCCGATGGACGATGACGAGGACGAGTAGATGGTAGCTACTGTGACCGGCACAGGTGCCACGGACCATCTCCCAGGGATGGTTGCCGACCCTGCTACCCAGCCGTCGGAGCAATTCACCCAGGTCTGGGACGCGATCATTGCCCGCCAGGAACACCGGGAGAATCAGGCCCGCGGCGTAGGGGCGATGGTCGGCTGTGTGGTCGGGTGCCTCGTCACGATCGGCGTTGTTGTGCTGGTGAGGTGGCTCGGTGGCTGACGAGATTGCGGGAATACATCGCCGGATCGGGAAGCCTCGCGTGCGGCTGCACTTTTCGGCAAAGTGGGGATGGTCGGCCACTGCGAAAGCCCAAGGATGTGGCGCATATGCCAGAGGACCCAAAATGGTCTCGCGTGTCTTGTGGCAACTGGACCAGCAGATAAAACATGGCTGACACTGAGGACCTCGAACGCCGGCTGACATCGCGGGACATATCCCTGCTCCGCGTCCAGGCCAGTGTTACCCACAAGGCGATACGCGACCTCCGCACGTTGGAGAAGGTCGGGCTGTCGCTGGTGCGCGACATCGACCCTGCAGAGCCAGCCCGCCGCGGCGACCAGTTCAACCGCGTAACCAAGGTTGGCCAGGGCTTTGCCGAAGAGGCCCGCCGCACCTACCGAGCCATCGGCCGGCGTTTCCTCCGCACGCAGGCCGAACTGATCGAGGATGAAAGCGTATCCGTGGTGCGGCTGGCACAAGCGTCCGGGCTGCCTCTAAAGCGGTCGCTGACTCCGACGCAGGCGCAGGAGATCGCGCAGAAGCTGCTCATCGACGGCGCTACCTTCGCCGAGGATCTGAGCAAACAAGAGCGCGGGCTGGTAGACAGCCTCGTGCAACGGCTGCGCCATGTGGTTGCCACAGATGGAACACTGACTGAGATGGTGCGCACGATCCGAGGTGAGAAGGCCCTGCGCTACACGAACGGGCTCTTTCGCACCTACGAGCGTCACGCGCAAAGCACCGTTGCCACCGGTATGGCCGGGGCTGCGAATACTGCACGATACGAAACCTACGTGGCCAACGCCGATGTCGTGACGATGATCCAGGCAATCAACCCGCTCGACGGCAAGACCAGCGACATCTGCAGGGCGCGGGCGGGCAGGACGTGGGCGCTGCGGTCTGGCAAGGCGGTCGGCCACGGTGAGGAGTCGTTCCCCGGCGCACCGCCCTGGCACCGCCGATGCCGGACAACGCTGATGCCTCTGGGGCGTGACGATAACCCGGTTCGCGGCCAAACATTCGGCGGGATGCTCGACTCGATGATGGAGTCCGATCAGAAAGAACTGCTCGGACCTGGCAAGTATGAACTATGGCGCAAGGGCGACATCGCGATGGCCGACCTGATCGACCAGAGTGGGCGCCCTCTCACATTGGCCCAACTCCGCGAAAGGATAGATTGATATGGCCCTGAAGGACGTAGTCGACAAACTCGAAGATGTAGACGAGAAATACCGAGGCTTCTATACCGAGAAGGACGGCAAGCACCACCTGGACGAAGCCCTGCGGGTCACCCCGGACCCGGATGCCGGCAAGCTGGACGAGTTCCGCAACAACAACAAGGCGCTCTTCGAGGCCAACGCCGCAAAGGAAAAGCAGATTGCCGACCTGAAGGCGGCGATGGAAAAGACCAACACCAAGGCGGCGGAAACAGTGGCCAACGTGGAGAAGGCCCGGCAGACGGACAGCGAGCGCATCGCAGACCTGGAGAAGAAGCACCAGGAGGCCGAAGAGCGCGAGGCCAAGACCAAGGCCGAGGCGGCCCGGACGAAGCTGCGGTCTGCTATCGTGGCGACCGGCTCGGAACAAGGCGTCAACAAGGGTGCCCTGAACGACTTTGCTGATCTCATGGTCGATCGCTTCGCCGCGCAAGAGGATGGCTCTCACTCGCTGGCCCTGGGCGGTGAGACTGTGATGTCGCCGACGAAGGCGGGCAAGGTCGCCGACGTGGACGAGGCTATTGGCGTCTATCTCACGCAGGACGCCGGCAAGCACTGGCTGGCGCCGAGTTCCGGCGATGGAGCTGGCGGCGACGGCGGCGGCGGGGACGGCACCAGAACCATCACGCAGGAGGAGGCCCGCAACAATTGGGGCACCTACGAGAAAGATATTGCATCCGGCAAGGTAGTTGTCGCCGGATAGCCCTTGCCATAGCAAAGTGCCGCCAGTATAATCGGGGCGACAGTATAAATGTAAGGAACACGAAGAACGAGCGAGGTGCCCAACCACCAACGTGGAAATGGGCATCTCGCTTTTTTCGTGCGATGTAGAACAACTCGCCACCGGAGCCTCGCCAGAGGCGTTGCTCCCTGCCCCCGAGGGGCGGTCAGTTCGGCGAGCCTGAAACTGCTGAATCAGTCCGTGCCGGCCGCTGTCCCCCGAGGGGATGGTGCCCTTGCCCGAGGCAAGCAGAACCACGGCTCAACCGACACCGCAACTACACTGCAGGGAGCCTTACCGTGGCCAACACTCTCAATATTCCCAAAATCATCGCCCGTGGGCTGCCGACCCTCCGCGAGAACGCCGTCACCCCGAAACTCATCACTGACTACAGCTTCATGGTCGGCGGCGAGGGCAGCAAGGGCAACGCGCTGACGATCCCCACCGGGGCCGCGCAGGCGACGGCGACCATCACGCCGAGCAACACGCCTCCTTCCAACGTGGACCACGTCGCGGGCAGCAAGACGCTGACGATCAACACCCACGAGGGGTCGTATTTCCATCTGACCGACCAAGAGATGACGCAGATTGACAAGGATCAGTCTTTCGTCCCTCTGCAGATGTCGGAAGCCTTCCGCTCCATCGCCAACAGCATCGACGCCAACGTGCTGGCGCTCTACAAGGATGTCTACGCTGCCTCGGGGACATTCGGCACCACGCCGTTTGCCACCACACTGGCGGCATGGACGGGCTCTGGCGCACGCAAGCTGCTCATCGACCAGCTGTCCCCGCTCGGCCCGTGGAACGCGGTGCTCGACACGGCTGCTGAGGGCAACCTCATGGGTCTGTCGCAGGTCCAGGCGGCCAACACTCGCGGCAATGACGAGACGATGCGCACCGGCATCATCGGCCACGTCCTGGGCGTCAACTGGCACGGGAACCAAAGCGTGCCGACACACACATGTGGGACACTGTCCAACGGCACCGGCATGCTGGCCAAAGTGAACGACGCCAGCTACACCGTGGGCGAGTCCACAGTGGACATCGACGACACGACCCTGACGGGTGCGGTCGCCGTGGGCGACATCTTCACGGTCGCCGGCGACACGCAGCAGTATACCGTGACGGCTGTTGGGACAGCAAGTGGCAACGCGCTTGCCGGCATGGCCTTTTCGCCGACCTCGCAGGTCGCATGGGCCAACAACGCGGTCATCACGTTCAAGGACGGTGCGACATCCAACCCTGACCACGTCGCCAACCTCGTCTTCCATCCTGGCGCCTTCGGCATCGCCTTCGCACGACCGGAGGGCGAGTCGCTGAATCCTGAGAACCAGATGGTGGTCACCGACCCGATCAGTGGAATCCCCATCCGCGTGAAGGTCACCGAGGAATACTACCAGCGGACGTATCGCCTCGACGTGATGTATGGCGTCTTGACGATCCGCCCGGAATACGCCGCCCGCATCGCCGGCTGAACCAGACGGGGGGGAGGCTCCGGTCTCCCCCCCCGTTTTCCACACATCTACAGCCCAAGAAAAGGGGAAGATCCGATATGACTGACATAGTGCCCGCCACCGTGATGGTGACGGATCAGGACGGAAAGAAGGGTCTGCTGCCGTTGGGGGCATATAACCCCGAGCAGCACAATCTGTCTCGTGCTTGCAAGACCGTCGAGGTGCGCGACAAGGCTGCTCGGAAGGATGCGGAGTCTTACGTCATCAACGCGTCTGACTTCGACCCCAAGCGGCACGTCAAGGCCGAGGCTGTCGAGGAGAGAGTCGCCAGTGCGAATCCCGACGAGTGATGTCGTGCGCCGCAAAGATGGCGATGTCGTGACCATCAATACCTGCGAGTTCGACGGCGCGCAACACTCGGTCCACAACATGAGCCGGGCTCGCAAGGGTCGCCGGTCTCTGCGGTCGGCACCGCGCAGTCTGGGACAGCCGGCTGAGTTCAACGGGCGCATCGGGTAAGACGCAGTGGCGATAACCCTCTCAACAGACGGCTACTGTGAGGCTGCCGATGTCGATGCACTGCTTCCGCAGGTGACAATCGGCGCCAGCACAGAGCCGTCGACCGCGGAAGTCGAAGAGTTCATCACGCAGTATTTCGGCGAGATCGGCGGGATGTTGGTCGGCGCCAATTACGTGCACCCGGTGAGCCAGGCGGGCGGATCGCTGGCGGTCTCTGCGGGCACGATCGTGACCAAGGTTGCCGCCACTGCCGGCGATACATGGCTGACGCTGCAGGGCTCTGGTGGGACGCTGACCGGCGTCGTGCGGCAGGGCGACTTTTTCACCCTCGGCGGGGCGCAGCGGTATGGCGTGCGGCGCTGGGCCGAGGTCAGCAATAGCGAGATCGTCGTGCAATGCTCGCCCCCGCTCGAAGATGACGCTGTCGCTGGTACCACGGTGACGTATACCGCTGGTGCCGGCGGGGCGAACGTGCTGCAGAAGCTCAACACCTACGGGGCGGCGGTGGAAACGCTCGTTGCCGCGTATGGCCCGGACGCAGATCCCGCCATCCTCGATCCTCTCAAAGCAGAGCGCGACAGGCTATACAAGGGCATCAAGAGCAAGGCCATCATCCTGCTCGGGGCAGATCGATTTGAAACGACCCGCACAGCGGGCACGGCAAGGCTACTGAGGGCATGAGCAAGACCAAAGCGGCCAGCAAGACTGAGTCGACGCAGGAAGAGGTGGCACCGGTGGTCTATTGCTCGCGGGCAGACCTGATTGGCACGCCCCAACCAAGCGGTGGCCACATCCTCCGGGTGAGCGAAGCGGACGACGCCAACATTGCCGAGGCTGCCAAGGCTGTGGGCGAGGTGTTGGCAGGAGCGCCCGAGGGCAAGGTTGCGATACGAGTTGCACAGTGGGCCAACATCATCGGCGCCGTGGAACTACGGTGCCAGGGCAAACTCGGCGCGGGATTCTCCGCTGCGTTGAAGGGTCTGAGTGGCTGAAATACGGGTATTCGTCCGGGGGGCCGACCGCCTTGACCGAGACCTCGGTGTGTATGCCGATCGCATGCGCAGACCGTTCCGGCGCACCGACGCCAAGTCGCGCCTTGAGGACTACGTCACTGTCGAAGCCCTGCGCCAGATCACACACGGCCAGCACGGCGACTACAAGGCGCTGTCACCCAGATACCGCGCATGGAAGGCCGGCCGATACCCATCCCGGCCTTTGCTGGTTGCGAGGGGCGACACCGTGCGCACGATCACTGAGTCGAGCAATGCGCAATTCATCTCAAAGGTCACAGGCGGCGGCAAGACATCGGAGATCGGCTCCAACAGCAAGATCGCCGCGTATCACCAGAAGGGCACGCCTCGTATGCCGGCGCGGCCGCTGTTTCGGATCACGAGGCGCGTTGCCGAGCGCATGGCGGAAATCGTGTCCGATGCGCTGACGAAGGGGCTGTAGAAGTGGCCGGCACGCGCAATCCAGAAGATGTGATTGCGGCCATGAAAACAATCATCGAGGCGAGCCTGCCGGCGAACCTCGATCTGCTCGACACGGAGTATAGCGCCACGGGCGTCGAAGTGCTGGACGATCTCGTAAAGGTCTGGCTGGCACCACAGGAGCGGCACCAACAGCAGAACCTGCCATGCCTGACACTGATGGCGGTTGAGACGGAATGGGACCAAGAGCGAGGCCAACAAGAGGCCGTGTATCAACACCGCATCGCCGGCGAACTGATTCTGCGAGGCAACGCCCGGACTGTCAGCCTGGCGCCAGAGGAACTGCTGACGGCCAAGTTGCAGCGGACGGTGCGCGGCATCGTGGAAACATTGGAAGCAACGCGGCAACTGACGGTCAGTGGTGCAAAGAAGTGCGATTACATCGCGTTCGAGAGTGCGGCATACAGCGAAACGATAGACGCGGACGACAACCGGCTGGAGAAGCGGGCAGAGGTCTCGTTCCTCTGCCTCGTATCTGTTTAACAGGAGAGTAGAGACATGGGTTTTCAATACGGCGAGGAGCAGGTCGCGTATCTGGTCGCTGAGTCCACGTATGGCGTGGCTGTGGTGCCTGCAGCAACAGACGCCTTCCGCTGTTCGAGCTTCAATATCACGCCGAACTACGACCGCCCGGAAGTGCCAGAGACCGGCGCCACACGGTCGCTGCAGGAGCGCGTTACCGGGCGCAAGGGCTGCACCTGGTCAATCTCGTTTGCCAACCGCCCCAGCGGGACAGCAGGCACGCCCCCGGACTATCACTTGGCGCTCAAGCATGCCTTGGGCTCCTACACCAACAACGCCAGCACCAGCGACGTGTATACGCCGCTGAAAGATCCGAGCGCGTTGTCACTGTCGGGTTACCGGCTGCTTGAGGGCGTGCTCGAGGGCTTCTACGGCGGGGTCGTGACAAACGTCACCTTCAACTGGAGCGGCGACGACTTCGGCACGATCACTGTGAGCGGCGAAGCGAAGGACATGCTGTGGGCGGGCACCGACGCTGCCGACGGCGCTGGATCAACGGCCACGACGTTGATCGTCGACGATGGCGATTTCTTCAGCAAATACGCCGTGATCGAGCTGGATGGCGGCGCATCTGCCATCCAAGTCACCGCAGTCAGCGGTGAGAATCTGACAATCGCCGCCAGCACATGGTCGGACAATGATGTGGTGACGCCATACCTCCCGGCGCCGACACTGGCCGGCTCTCCGCTCTACGGCACGGACGGGACGCTGTCCCTGGACGGCGGCGCCACGGACATCAGCCACATCAGCGGCTCGCTGTCGATCGACACCGGCATCGGGCTCTACAACCGGGGCTTCGGCACCGCCAGCGCGACGGGGGTCGTCCTGCCCAGTCCCAGGCGCGTCAGCGGCAATCTGTCGTTTCTCATCGAGGACAACGGCAACTACGCTGCGCTCCGAGGCGAGGCTGCCAACGCGACAACGCAGGACATCGTCGTCGACGTGGGCACGACCAGCGGCAGCATCTGCCAGTTCGACATGTCCCGCTGCGAGTTCGACGCGGCACCGATCTCTGACGGCTCCGGGCTCATCGAGGCCAGTCTGTCGTTCACCGCGCTCACCTCCACCGCCACAGCCACAGAGGACGAACTGACCCTGACGTATAAATAGGCCCGGACCTAAAAACGTCGGGCGTCGCGAGCCTGGGCCGCTCCACGGGTGGCGGGTCTTTCCTCCTTTCTACTGCCGCCGCGGCGCCCCTTTACAGCCCAAGAAAGAGCAGAAATCGAATGGATTTAGGAAGTCTCGAAGAGTTCCGCTACGAACCGGAGTTTCGGGGCAATCGCAACTTGCCGGCTGGTGAGCGGGTGAGCGTAATGGTCAAGCGACTCACGGCACTGGACGTGCTGCAGGATCTGACGCCGGAGCAACTGCTGGCGTGGCGCGACAAGGCGTTTCGGCGCTGGGCAGTGACGAAGAAGGACGGCGACAGCGAGCGGGTGGTCGGCTTTGAGGGGGTTTGTGACGGGTTGGATCTCGTGCCAACTGAGATGCTGGCAATCTTCCGGCGCGTCATCACGCACACGCACGGATATCGCAACATCACCTTCAGCGGGCAGGACGTGACAGACCCGGCAGAGATTTTTCTGCGAACGCGCATGCCGGACAGCTTGAATCAGAAGGACAACCTGCTGCTCGAGTTGTACAACACGCTGCGCGAGACGGCCGGATTGTCGGATGATGATCTGGGAAACTGGTTGACGCCCTCCGGTGGTGGCAATACCCCGCAGAACACAAGTGTGGAGGATGCCGAGGAGGGCGCACCCCAACGGAGTGCCACGGAAGGGGAGGCGCAGACCGCAAGCTGAAGATTGGGACCAAGGCGTTCAACGGATGCCCTGGCCTGAATGTTCGCCCGCTGTCCTGTGACATATGGCACGCCTTTCAACTCGCATACTCACGCGCTCCAGGCTTCTCCGGCTGGGCGTATACCCGGCACCTCTCGTTCGAACAGATGTTGGCGTTGCCCAATGTGCTGGCGCAGGGGTTTCAGGTGTGCGAGGCCGAACTTCCGTCAATCCAGGCCGAGATAGCTGATGGCGGATCTCAGACAGCGGCTCCGGGTCGAGGCAACTCTGAAGGACGGCGTAAGCCGGGGCCTCGACGGAATACGTAAATCGTCGGAGAAGTCGCTCGGCAACAACGGCGGCCTGGCTGCCCATGCAGGCGCGGCAAAGCTGGAACTGGCCGCGCTCGTGACAGGTGTCACTGCGCTTGGTGTGGGCCTCTTCAGGACGACCCGTGATGTAGCTCGCCAGAACGACGAGATCGCCAAGATGTCGTTGCGGCTTGGCACCACGACAGAGGCGCTATCTCAGCTGCGGTTCGTGTCTGATCGATCCGGTGTGTCGTTCAACACGATGACGATGGGCCTGCAGCGGATGACTCGCCGCGTGGCCGAAGCTGCTCAGGGCACAGGTGAAGCGGTTAAGGCACTGCGGGAACTGAACATCTCGGCCCGCGATCTCTCACAGCTTCGGCCCGAGGATCAGTTTGAGCATATCGCTGACGCTCTGCATGGATTGAACACGCAGAGCGATCGCGTACGCCTCGCCATGAAGTTGTTCGACTCCGAGGGCGTGGCGCTGGTGCAGACGATGGGTGATGGTGCCGAGGGCATCCGCAAGCTACGCGCAGAGGCGGATGCCCTCGGCATCACACTGTCGGCCAAGGCGGCGAAGGAAGCAGAACAGTTCCAAGACCAGATCACGAACATCACCACTGCTGCTGATGGACTCAGGAAGGTGTTTGCCGAGGGCGTCATAAAGGAGCTCGGGAATTTCCAGACGGCAATGGCTGCGCCAGATATGAAAGCCAGCGCCGAGCAATTCGGTGGTCTCATCGGTGCTTTGACCACCAAGGCGCTCGGCCTGGTGTCGGTGCTGACGGCCATCAATACGTTGCGCACCCAGATGACGCCCGCCGATGTACATACGATGATCGAGGCGGCGACTGCTTCGAATGCCGAAACAGCCAGGCTGACGGCTGCAGCTGCAGGACAGGAGTTCGGCTTTTCTGGTGGCAGCACATTCCTCGGCTCACGTAAGGCCGCGGGAAATACTGCAGCCACTACAGCGGAACCCACAGGCATCAGATCGGCCCTCCCGAGTCTACACAGCATCGGGATGAGCCCTGTATCCGGAGGCGCCATCCGCGCCGGCGAGTCTGCAGGTAAGGGCTACGGGCTCGGCTTTGCTCGAGGGCTTGAGGACACGACCGGCAAGCAGGCGGGGACAGCCAGCGGATCAATCCTGCAGTCTCTCACGTTCGGCAGGAACACAGACTCACAGGCTGTCATTGAGCGGCTGGCTGACACCACCGGCGATCGCACTGCCGCGAAGGCCCTGCAGGGCTGGCGTGCGCGCACGGCAAAGGACGGCGACCTCGATGTCGTGCAGCCCTTCGCTGGCCTCGCCACAACCGCCGGCGGGCTGTTCGTCGACAATCTGGGCACGTCGCTGACCCTCGGCTTGGCTGACTTCATCCTCGAAGGTGATCTCGAGTCGGCCACAAAGGTATTCGGCGCAACGCTGGCCGCAGGTATGGCAGTCGGTGCTGCTGAGAAGGTGTCCGGCAAGATCACCGACAAGCTGGTGAACTTCGGCGCTGATGCTGACCCGATGGAGATGTTGGCATCGGGCAAGAAGGTCGGCGGCAAGATAGTCAGCGGCATCAACACGTCTTTCGATAGTGTGACCACTGCAATCGAGGGCGCCCTGGATATTGTGATCCCGCCATCGCTCGCGGGGCTCAATGACTTAGGCAGTCCAGTCAAGGGCAACATCCAGGGCGCCCTGGGCATTATGGTTCCCGAGACGTTCAGCAGCCAGTTCAACGACCTGGGCAGCGGTGTCAAGGGCAACATCACTGACGCTTTCGGCGTGACGGTCCCTGAATCATTCATCAATCAATTCGACGGCGTGGGCTCTAAGCTGCACGAGGCCCTTGCTGGCGGCATAGTTGGCCTCGGCATCGGCAAAGGTATCGGCACGCTGATCGGCGACGAGATCATAGAAAAAGGGGCAATGATTGGCGGCGCCTTGGGCGGCGCGTTTGCGGGCCCGGTTGGTTCGATTATCGGCTCCATCACAGGCGCCCTCGCTGGCAAGCTCCCGGGGATGGATGGCCTCATCACGGATCTATTCGGTCTTGACAAGACCAGCGATAGCGCCAACGCAGGGATCGCTGATCTCGGTACTGACATACAAGCCTTCGGCGGATTGACAGGTTTTTTCCAGCGCATCAATGGCTTTGCGGGAATCCGGGGCCAACGGAAAGACGCCATTGAGAGCGACAAGGGCGGCAGTGCTCTGGAGCGAATAATTCGCATGACTACGGGTGCTACGAAGGATCAGGCGAGCGATGCCCTGCAGGCAATCCGATCTGCAGGCGTCACCCCCGAGGGCCCGATCCAGTTCCAGGCGAAGTCGTCGCTCTCTGAGTTGATAAACATTCTGCGCAAACTGGGCTTCAGTGAGGCCGACATCGCTCGTATCAATGTTGTCACGGGCGATGCCGGCAACACAGATGGCCGTCTACCTGGCGACTTTGAGCTTGGTGGTGTCGGCAAGCCCACAGGCAAACAGCGCCTCAGCATCTCAAAAGGAGTGAGCAGCTACGCCACTGGTGGCAACAGCAGACATAGCAGTCGGTTTACGGCGTACCTCTCTGATTTAGGCACTGCAATTGGCGACTCGAAAGGGAACAACATTGCAGACCTGATCGAGGCAGGCGGCAACAACCAGGGGGCACGTGCTTACCTCAGCAGCTTCTACGACATTGTCGCGGCCAAGGGCTACCACGGTGTAGTGAATGGCCCTACAACCATCCTTGCCGGCGAGGCCGGGCCCGAGCGGGTGGACATCTCCCCCGGAGGCGCTGGCTTCCAGGGCGGGGCCAGCAGCGGGAACGAGATCCACCTCTACTACACGGCGAACATCAACGCTATGGACGCGAGTGGGGTTGATCGGGCAGCGGCAGAACTGGGCGACCGATTGCGCGAAACTCTCTTGGCCATGTCGAGCCGAGGCGAGCCGGTGGTGTATTCCACTGGCGTCGTGACGGTCCCGAGCGTCTGATATGGCCTTCCGTATCCTCTACAACGCTGCGTCTGACCGGGGCGCGAATGTCATCACATCCAGCAGTGACGGCACCAGTAATACCGACGACAACGCCGTAGACGACCGCGTGGGCAAGGTCTGGCGCACTGACACCGATACCACCGAGTGGATCAAGTGGGATCTGGTGGTCACGTCGAAGAACGTCGATTGCGTGGCGCTCATCGGCCACAACCTGACTGCCAGCGCCACGGTCACCTTTGAGGGGCACACGGCAGACTCATGGGGGGCGCCGACAGTCAATGAGACGCTGACCATTGCCACCGACTCAGACAGCAACGTCCTGCCGAACATCGTTCACTACTTCACGCAAGACACTCTTCGGTGGTGGCGGGTGACGATCGACGATCCGACCAACCCCGACGGCTACATCCAGGTTGGCCGAATCATGTTCGGCGAATACTACGAGGTCACGCGTGACCTGTCGGCGGATATGCGCGTCGAGCGAGTTGATCCGTCCGAGGGCACAAAGGCGCCCGGCGAGGTGCCGGTGTTGACGCAAAAGGCCCGATTCCGGCGCATCCGCACGACGTTCCAGTTTGTCGCCCAAGCAGAGGCCGACAAGTGGGACGCCATCTTCGACTACGTCGGCAACAGCAAGCCGGCCCTGATCTCCTGGGAGCCGACGACGCGCCCGACGAAGTCCTCGGCCTACGTCTACATGCTGACGCCGCTGACTCTGGCACATCAGTTCTCCGGATACTTCGACGCGGCCGCCATCGTCTGGGAAGAGAAGACGCGATAGATGGCCTTCACTGGCACGAAAAACACGGATAGCTGGCACGTCCTGCTGGAGATCGCGCTTGACGGCGGGACACTGCTCTACGCCGACGAAAGTCTGGCGATGGACGATGGCACGTGGTATGACGGGCGTATCGCCTCAATCCCTGCGCTCAAGCTGTCGGTGGGCACGCTACTCGAGCCGAGGCTGGTGGCGCCCTCGCTGTCGATCTCCCTGCACGATGTGGACAGCGTAGTCCGCGACTCCACTGATACCGAGGAGTGGGGCAACCGCACGGTTACAATCAAGCTCGGCCAGGGCACCACCATAGCCGACTACGAGACGATGTTTATCGGCCTCGTGCGGTTTCCGGGCGGCATTACTTGGGACGCGACGACGCTGCAGTTCGCGGTGGACGACATCCGCAGCAAGGACGCCAAGACTCTGCCGGTGAACCTGCTTGATCCGGCCACCTATCCGAATATGGAAACCAAGAGCCAGTACAAGCCGATCCCGCTGGTATACGGCGACTGGCGCACGACGGCGGGCGGTGGCGAGACACTCCCGGCGTATCAAATCGACAGCACGGCGGGCACGGGCGGCACGTTCAAAATCGCCGACCACGCGCTGAAGACGGTCGAGGTGGTCTACCTGAACGGTGCGGACATCACTGGCAATTGCACCCTCGACGCCGCCAATGGCGAATTGACTATCAGCAGCACCAGCACCTACGACCCGGCAACCGATGCGGTGACGGTCAACTGCCAGGGGGCCACCGACGACGGCACTACGAGCGGCAACACGCTGGTGGCCATACCTGACATCGTGGACGACATCCTGCAGACGCACCTGTCAGTAGCTGCGGGCAACATCGACTCGACCGCTTTCACCGCGTGGAAGAACGAGCTCGCAGCCGACGAGGATGGCCGGCGGTGGATCGGCACGCAGATCAGTAGCGACGATCTCATCAGCAGCGCGATGATCGAGGGGCTCGCAGACCTCACGATCGCTGCGGCGAAATACACACCGCTGTACCGGATCACTCAGGTATTGGCGGCCTCGGACGCCTTCGATTCGTCTCACATCCGCGAGCGTTCCGACACAACGAAGAATTTCAGCGTGCGCCGTGACCCTGAGCGGATCTTCGCCAACGAGATCATCAGCGACTACCGCCTTGTGCCGACGACGGGCGTCTATGGTGTCACCTACACCAAGACCGATGCCGGTAGCGTGGCTCTGGTGGCGACGACGAAACGCCGGCGGTTGCAGTTCGGGTGGCTATATCAGACCGGGGGCGCGGAACGGCGCACGGATCGCGAGGTGGCACAGTTCACCACTGAGCCAGAGATGGCTACGGGTGGCTTTGGCCCTGCGATGCTGACGAAGGTGCCGACGAATCAGATTCGATTGACGCACGACAAATTCACCGATACGGCGTTTCAGATTCGAAACATCAGTGTTGATCTGATGGGCAAGACGGCGATGGCCACGCTGTGGAACATGGGCGCGCTGGCGGGCCGCTGGAAGGACACAGGCGCGGCAACGTGGACCGCAACGGCAGAGCATGGGTTCTGGGGCGACTCCAACGGTGAGCCTTCTCCTGGCGATGCCACGTCGGCGGTTGGGAATACGTGGTTCTGATATGACAACCCTGACCTTGCTGGACATCCCCTTTGCGGCTTCGGACATCGATGTGAACGACATCGTGCCGCTTGCTACAGCGACAGCACAGGATTCTCTCTCGATCCTCGGCGCACGTCGCGATGTGGGTGAATTGCTGTTTGCCCGCGAAGAGGATCTGGCCATTGCTGACACGCATGAAATTGAGGCCGAGATACAAGATGAGGGTGCCGCAAGGGCAACGCGGGATCTGGATCAGCGCCGGCTACAAGCGGAGGCACGCCGCAATCGAATCCTTGCAGAGCGTAGTCGATGGAGAGCCCGGCACCGTGAACTGGAGATCCTCAGTCACATGAAGCGCAAGGTGGATTAGATGGCCTGGACAGGATCACTTGGTGTCAGTGTGGGCGATGCCACCAAGGAGTCACAGTACGACCAGTTGGCCGCCAACGTCGAACTGCAGCGCGACGGCAGCGGTAACTACGACAGGAGCGTGGCGGCTACTGAACGATTCAACGTCGATAACGGGTCAACAATTTGGTCAAAGGGATGGTGGCAGTCGAGCGATGGCAGATGGTGGGATCTCGGCAACACGGCCGACGCGACCAGTTTCACGCGGGGCGATGCAGAGTTTTACGCGCCGACCGGCAATATTCTCGACGTACCACTCTCTTAGAGGGGGATTGATAGATGGCACGACTCATGAAGGGCATCAAAAAGACAGTCACAGCCGCCGGGACAGCGGAGGCTCTCAGCAGTGATTCAGTGGTGGCATCGTCGCTGATGATTCGAGCAATGAAGGCAAATACGGGCGCCGTCTTCATCGGTCACTACGGCGTGTCCAGCGCGGACAACGACGGACTCGAGGCCAGCGACACGCTGTCATGGGATGGCGACCTCGATGTCACGGGACTGGATCTGGCGGACATCTACGTAGACGCCGCCGTCAACGGCGAGGGCGTGAATATCTGGTATGTCGAGATAAGGAGCTGAGGGGATGGGACTCAAACTCAATGCAGGCCGGGCAACCTTCCGTGACGACAGCCTGGGGGCTACCTACCGGGCTAAGATCGACGGCTCAACTGTTTGGTCCTTCGGTTGGTGGCAATCGTCTGACACTCGCCGCTGGCGGCTCGGCAACACGGCCGGCGCGACCAGTTTCACGCGGGGCGATGCTGAGTTCTATGTGCCGACCGGCGACATCCTCGACGTACCACTCTCGTAAGGAGACACAGATGGAAATCAACACAAAGACCTTGCCGCAGGAAGTGCACAGCCTGGCAAAGAAGGTCATGGAAGACGGCACGCTCGACTTTCAACGAGACGCGCCGGTCTTGGCTGAGATCGTCGACGCGCTCTTTGGTCTGGCGAAGGAAAGTCTGCTGGACGTGCTGCCCGGAGTCACGGGCAGGGCTCTGATAAACCTCATCACCCAGCAAGTGCTCGCGCTTGACGAGGAGCACGGATGGGACGCTCCGGCGATGGGAGAAGACAGGGAAGATCAGTTGTTGGCGTGGTTCGTTGAGCGTCGGGTGCGGGAGTTGATCCGCACGAAACTATCGGAGGTGCCGCATGATGCTGCGTAATGTAGTCCTCGCTTTGCTTCTGGTCGCGTCTGCGGCCTGGGGGCAGTGGTCTACGGGGGCCACATCGGGAGGTCGCAACGAAATCGGAACAGCCTTCGACACGGTCGGTGTGGGTGTTGGAAAGCTCCGGTTCTCAATCCCCGACACCACGATCACAGCCAACACCAGCGCCAAGAAGATCATCACGTGGAACCTCGAAGATCCGAACGACTTGGGGCGTTGTGAGTGGGTGGGCTCAGAGTGCAATCTGGTGAGCGCGTTGCCTGACTTCCGCGCAGCAGAGCGCAACAACTCCATGTGGCGGGACGAGCAGTTGATTCTGCCGACTCGTGGCGCTGCGGTAGTTACGGACGGCGGGGACAGCATCAAGGTCTACGATCTGGATGTGGGGTTCTCAAGTCCGGTATTTTCGTTTGTCATCGGTTCATTTAATATGCTCTCAAACGCCGCCATCGTAGACGTTGCGTTTCTGCACGGGCGGCTCCATACTGCGTCAGGGCAGGAAACGATCATTATCGACTTTTGGTTTGATCGGGCAGATATATATCGCACAGCCGGGCACTATCGGTATAGAAAGGGCATAGCAGGACGGAATAGTTCAGGCCAATTAACGCGAATGTCCTCGACTCCTGCCATCGTCTCCAACGCCGTCAACGCCGTCTCCGTCACTCGCTCTCCCTTCTCAGGCGCAGCGGGCGTAGACGAGGTCGGGAGGCAGCGGGCGTTGTGGGGCGTAGGTGTCGGCGGTTCAGCCGGTGGTTCGTTTGCGTCCTATGATGCAAACGGAGTCCTTTCGATCTATGACATAGATGCCGGACAAGACGACAATCTCGATCTTGTCATACTCCCCGCTGGTGATATTGCGAGGACATACTCTACTACTTCCAACGGCGACAGGATTGCGTGGAAGTATCGAACACAGTCGCTTACTGCGGACATTACTGGAAATGTGGACGAACTTTGGTCTAATACGGCGTCTGGTTCTGAGTTTCTTAATTGGACAAACAGTTGGGTTTCGTCTGGTCTTGTTGGCATCCCCGGCGCATCAGGTTCCGGCAATAATTCTCCGCGCTTTTTTCAAGGCAGTAACGAGGGCCTCTACATCCTCGACGCCAAGGCCACCGACAACACCAACGGCTCCAAGCAGGAGATCACCTCGACCTACGTGAGTCCGGTGATGGTGGGGACGACAGTCCTTGCCTTCGCAGGAGTCTCTACAGCGGACGTGAGCGGGACAGCGGTAGCAGGGCGGGAGTTGATCAACAACAACACCGTGACCTTCGTATCGAATACGGATGGACCTGGAGGTAGTTACGGGAATTTCGTGGCTGCATCGAGCCAGAGCCTGACTGCGCCGGATCATGCCGATTTTACGTTCACGACGTCGATGACTGCTGGGCTGTGGGTTTATCGGGATGTGGACAGCGGCTCACATGAGGGACTGTTTGGACATTACGACACGGACACAGCAGCGGATGAGGCGTGGGTGTTCTGGCTCAATGACACCGATCTTCTCAGTTTTCAAACTGTAATAGCGGGACCGGCTCCGGTGACTTCTTATGGGCCTGCGATTGTAGTCGGGAAATGGCACTATGCTGTTGGAACATTCGATGGGGCTAATCAAAAACTCTACCTCGACGGCGTGCTGGTTGATACTGACGTTCAGGCTGGGAGTCTACAGAACCCTACTGGGCAATTGGCATTAGGGGCACGCTCAGCATCAGGAACACCCAACCTATTCTTTGACGGTCGCATCTGGGGCGCTTTCCTCTCCTCCACCGTAATGACCCAAGAGCAGATCACCGATGCCTACCTACGCGGTAAGGCCATGATCGAATCCCCGGTCTCTGACGTCCTCCCTGCTGCTGACGTGGATTACGTAGAGACAGATGGTCAATACGTCTACATGGGCAACCAAGACTCCGTAGAGGTGCGCAATGTCTCTGGGGCGGTGGTGAA